GTGGTCTTCTTTCACCACAAAACGGGAACACTAAACCTAGTTCGAGCCAGGCTCAGACTGAATCGGTCGCACATGGCTGATCTCAGGCTCATTCAGGGCGCATCGGGATTAGGCGGTGTGGAATTCGGGTATATGAAGCCAAGAATTCAATCTCGCGTGCCTAATCTGCGTTCGCGTGGGTGGGAATTGATCGATTTCAGCGCACAATGCGGCTTGGAGCTTATGGGCTGGCAGAAATACCTGGCAGTCCAGGCAATGCGCGTCAAGCCTGACGGCAGATTTCACTTCCCATTGGTATGCGCGGTCGTGGCTCGTCAGAATGGCAAAAGTACGCTTATGATCTCCCGCATTCTTTGGGGATTATTTGTCCAAAAGGATTCGCTTCAAATTGGATCAGCACATCGATTGACAACATCGCTTGAGACATTCCGACACCTGGTCAATATTATTGAAGGTAACGAATCGTTATCAAAGCAAGTTAAAAAAATTCGATGGGCTCACGGATCGGAAGAAGTCGAGACAATTCACGGATCGCGATACATGGTCAAAGCCGCTAACAGCGCCGCGCGTGGAATTTCAAAGCCCGAGACAGTCTTCATGGACGAATTACGGGAACACAAAGACCTGGACGCTTGGTCATCGATGAAATACACGATGATGGCGGCTAAGAATCCGCAGGTATGGACACTCAGCAATGCAGGCGATAGTCATTCCGTAATTTTGAATCAGCTACGCGAGCGCGGGTTGCAAGCATCGGCAGGTGCAGGCAATGACGATATTGGTTACTTTGAATGGTCAGCGCCGACTGATGATATTCACGACATTGAGAATTGGAAGCACGCGAATCCGTCAATGGGTCGCACGATCCATATCGACAACATTGCATCGGCGACTAATGACGCGCCTGATGTCTTCAGGACAGAGGTGCTTTGTAGGTGGGTCGATAGCATCAATCCCGCAATCCCGAGCCAGGAATGGGCAGATTGCGAAGATACATCGTTGAAGCTGGACGAAAGCAAGACAACATGGCTTGGAATTGATCTCAGCCCTGATCGGCGACACGGTGCTTTGGTTGCGGCACAACGAATTGACGATGAACGCTTCTTTGTCCAGCTTCTTCACACCTGGCACAACCCTGTATCGCTTGACGATAAGACAATCGCCAATGACATCGCGCCTTATGCCCGCCGCTTTACAGCTCTCGAATCTGTGGTCTATTCCAAGCGCACGGCATCAGCGATTGCAATGCGGCTATCGCCCGCAGGAATACCCACAACCGACATCGATGGCGTTGAATATGCGATGAGCTGTGATCAACTTTTATCGGCGGTCGTATCAAAGCGGCTACGGCATAAAGGTCAGCCTGAATTGACCAAGCAAATTCTTTCAGCTTCAAAATTACCGTATGGCGATGGGGCGTGGGTTATTGGACGGCGCGCTTCAAAGGTCGCAGTCTGCGCGACTGTCGCATCGGCGCTTGTAACTCACTTTGCGACACGCCAGGAGACGGAAGTAGATATTCTCATTGGGTAGATGTATAAGAGCGCGACAATTCAGACATGAAATTGCGCGATCTCATTGTCGGTGCGCCTAATCCTGCACCCGTACAAGTTACAGCCGCCGCCGAATATCTGCCCGTCAATTCATTCGATGCTTTTGGATCATATTTCTCAACATCGACAACGGCGCTTCGCGAGGAAGCGATGGCGGTGCCCACATTGGCACGCGCCAGGAACATAATTTGTTCAACAGTTGCCAGCACATACATCGATGTATGGCAGAAATCCACCGAGACTCGTATCGAGCCGCCGCGCGTTATTAATCAGCCTGATCCACGCGTGCCAGGTGCAAATGTATGGAGCTGGATCGCTGAGGACATAATTTTTTATGGTTACGGATATTTGCGTGTCATAGATCGTTACGCAGAAGACGGCAGAGTTCGCGCCGCAGAAAGAATTGCGCCCACTCGCGTTACTGTCAAGACAAATGCAAAAAGCACTGAGATCACGGGTTATTTGATTGATGGCAATCCTGTCCGAAATGAAGATATGAAAGTCTTTATGGGAATGGATGAAGGATTACTCAATCGTGCAGGACAGACGATCAAAGCTGGCGCATGGTTAGAACGCACGGCATTGAATTATGCGAAAGAGCCAGCGCCATTGACTGTGATGAAGACAAATGGCACTGCAATGCCAGGAGATCGCATTCGCACACTTTTGGATTCCTGGTCTAAAGCTCGCAAAGAGCGTGCGACTGCATTTTTGAATGCTGATGTCGTACTAGAGAAATTGGGCTTTAATCCTTCCGAAATACAGCTCAATGAAGCCCGTCAATACATTGCTTTGGAATTATGCCGCGCAATCGGCATTCCAGCCTGGTTCGCGTCCTCTGATCCGCAATCAAACACATATTCTAATGCGATTAATCAGAGACGCGATCTAATTGATTACTCTCTCAAGCCCGTGATGACTGTCATTGAACAACGCTTGAGCCAAAGTGACTTTCTACCATCAGGACAATACGCACGCTTTAATTTTGGAGAATTCTTGCGTGGCAATCCATTGGAACGCGCTCAGGTTTATCAGATTTTGTCAGGCATCGGCGCAATTACACCCGATGAAATTCGCAGAGAGGAAGACATGATCCGATGAAGATACAAGTACCGTTAAAGATTACTGCCGCAGATTCAAATGCGCGCACAATCTCAGGACGCATTGTGACATTCGATGAAGTTGCATTAACAAGCGCAGGACGCACAATCTTCCGTGCTGGATCAGTGCCAATGACACCTGTGAAATTAAATCTTGAACACGATATGACACGCCCAATTGGTCGTACTTTGTCGATGGACGAAGTATATGAGAAAGATAAATTGGTCGGAATCAATGCAACTTTCAAGATTGCCAATACAACATCAGGCAATGACGCACTTGAGGAAGCAATGGCAGGTCTGCGTGATGGATTCTCAGTCGGCGTTGCAGTCGATGATTATGAGACTGAAGACGGCGCAATGATCATTATTGCCAGCGAATTAATTGAGGTCAGCCTGGTGACAGAGCCCGCAGTGCGATCTGCTCGCGTTGCAGATGTCGCCGCGAGCGAAGACAAAGAAGATTCTGAAGCTGAAGATGCTTCAGATGTACCAACAAACCCGACCGAAGGAGAACAAGTGGAAGACACTACCGTTCAAGACGCTCCTGCCGCTCAAGAGACGGTGGAAGCTTCACTCAAGATCGAAGCGTCATCGCGTCCAGCTTTCTATGCAAAGCCACGCCTTGATCCAAGCCCGATCAAGTATCTCGAGAACACTGTACGCGCCGCGCTAGGTGATGAAGATGCTCGTCTTTATGTCGCCGCCGCCGCAGATACAACTGACAATGCGGGTCTCGTACCCACCCGACAGCTCACAACAGTGATCAACGGGCTCACAAATACATTCCGTCCAAGCATTGAAGCCATCAGCTCAGGTGTATTGCCTGATGCTGGCATGTCCTTCGAATTGCCTAAAATCACCGTTGTACCAACTGTCGCTGACACTGCCGAAGGCAATGCACCAAGCGAAACCGATCAAAATGCGGCTTTTGTAACTGCAACAGTCAAAAAGTATGCAGGACAACAGACTTTCTCTGTTGAATTGCTAGATCGCACAAGTCCTGCCTTTTTTGAGGAATTGATGCGGACTCTCGCAGGTGCGTATGCGAAGGCTACAAATGCGGCAGTAAATAACGCCCTTATTGCAGGTGCAACACTTGACAGCACAACTGTCGCCACCTATCCAACAGCCGCAGAACTTCTTGGAATTGTTGCGCGTGGTGCGGCAAGCGTTTATGGCAATACTCAGAAATTTGCGTCAAGCATGATTGTATCGAGCGGTCAATGGTCAAATATCATGACCTTGAACGATAACGGTCGTCCTATTTACAACGCATCACAGCCACAAAATGCAGGCGGTGTTGTAACACCTTCATCACTTCGCGGCAATGTCGCAGGTCTTGATCTTTATGTCGATTACAACAACGGCGGCGATGGAGATGGAACAATCCTTATTGTTGATCGCGATGCGTATCAATGGTTCGAAAGCCCATCATTCCAGCTTCGCAGTAACTTGATCTCAACAGGTCAAGTCTCAATCATGATGTATGGATATGGTTCCATCGTCACGAAGATTGCGGCTGGTGCTTTCAAGAATAACAAGGCTTAATCAGCCACCTAGTCATGGACTGATTCGCTCCTGAGTCAGTCCAGCCGAATCGAAAGGATCAGAGCTAATGCCAGCAATAATCACTGCAACTCAATTGCGAAATGTGCTTGGTGTTAGCTCTGCTCTTTACGATGACACATATTTGAATCAAATTATTGACAGCGCGGAGAACATAATCCTTCCGATGCTGGTACAAAATAGTTCTAAAGTCGCGTGGGTTCAATTGAAAGATAATGTCGCTTTTTATTACACAATACGCCCGCACGGATTCACGACCGGTCAAAGCATTGTGATCTCAGGACTTCCATCAGTATTTAACGGCACAAAAACCGTCACAAATGATTATCGATTTATTTCAGAATACACGCCGCAATATGGTTATCCATTCCCATTCTTGCCTGCGGGATATTCGATCGACTTTAATGGTCAAGTATTCTCATGCGCGGTTACAAATGCAGACATCGAGCTTCAGCCATCAATACCACAAGGCACTGCATACTTATCAGGCTATGACGCGGCGACTTTGTACGCTAGCACTCCCGCAGTCGAATCTGCGGTCTATGTTGTCAGCACAGAAATATTTCAATCCCGACTCTCGATTGGCGGTCAGCTCGAAGGCGTAGATTTTGCACCTACGCCATTCCGTCTTGGGCGATCATTGCTATCGAGAGTCCAAGCTTTGCTCGCACCGTATCTTGATGTCGAAACAATGGCTCAATAATGCCCGCCAATTCAATTCAAGTCGATATTCGTGATGCGCTCAAGACAGCATTCTCAGGACTTGCCGCATCGACATACAACAGCGTGCCTGAGTCAGTCATATCGCCTGCAATCGTCTTAGTACCTGGATCACCTTATTTTGAGCCACAATTGCTATCAAAAGGCAATGTCAAAATAAAAGTAAATATGGTTGCAACGGCAATCGTGTCGTATAACAGCAATCCAGCTTCTCTCGATAATATCGAGAAGCTAATTATTAGCATTCTAGCGGCTTTGCCTGCTGGATACATCGTGGGCGTTGTGGAGCGTCCATTGGTGACACAAATTGGTGCGGCTCAATATCTAACGGCTGACATCAATATTTCGACATACTTCACTCAGACCAATTAAGGAGTAATCATGGCAACGACCGTCATCACGGGGCGCGATCTAGTCTTGACGATCGCGACCAAAAATTACGATGAGCAAGCTTTATCGGCAACGCTCAGTAATGATCCGACCATCGAGACTTATCAGACTTTGTACCAAAAAGCCTATAAGCACATTGATGATCAGTGGAGCTTTGAAATGGAGATGCTCGCCGATTGGGGCGCGGCTGATTCGCTTTGCGAAGCTTTATGGAATGCAACCGAAAGCGCACCTAATACAACTTTGGCAGTCTCACTGACTGCGGTATCGGGCGCTGTCTTTGCTTTTAATGTAATGCCAGCATTCCCAAGCGTAGGCGGTACTTCACCCGATGCACAGACCGTCAGCTTCTCATTCACCGTTGTCGGCACACCCACCGAGACATTCAGCTAAGAGATAGGACATCAGGAGCATGAAGTTAGGACTTGAAGTGACTTTCAATTCAGGCGAGCAAATATCGGTGACGGTATTGCCGCCTGAATGGGTCAAATGGGAGACAAAAACAGGTCGCAGGATCACAGACATCAAAGGAGACAATCTTCTCGGAATGACTGATCTTGCTTTTTTGGCGTATCACGCAATCAAGCGTGAAGCGGCAGGCAAGCCATCACTTCCATTCGATACCTGGATCGAGACTGTGGCAGACATAGATGCGAGCCCACTAAACCCAAAAGTCACGGCGGCGGATCAGTCGGGCGGCTAATTGTCGAGCTGGCGATCGCCACAGGAATTCCGATGTCGGAATGGACATCGGCTGAAGACATTATGACGGCGATTGAAGTATTGGAGAAGCGCAATGGCACAGGACGCAATCAGCTATGACAAAAAAGAGCTGACTGCAATCAAGCGCGCGTTCAAAGCAATGGACGAACAGGCGCTTGAAGAAGCCAAAAAGAAATCCAATGCTTTGGCTGATTTCTTGCGTGACAAAATTATCGCCGCCGCATACGGCAGGACAAAAGCCACTGCGGTGGCAGTCAATATTGCCAAAGGATCAAAAGTCGTCAAGTCATCAAAAGTCGGAGAGTTATCAATCGGCTTTGCAAGTCAAAAATTCTCAGGCGGTGCAACAACTCAACAACTTTGGGCTGGTATGGAATTTGGATCAAAAAGATTCAATCAATTCCCGTCCTGGAGCCCACAAGGTTATTTTATATATCCCACGCTTCGCGCTAATCAGGGCGAGCTTGTGAAACAATGGGAGCAATCATTCTCGGAGATTGTTAAGAGGTTCGACTGATGGCAGGATCACGCACACTCAAGCTGTCGATACTTGCCGATGTCGATGATCTACGCAAGAAGCTCTCGGCTGGATCAAATGAGGTCGAAGGATTTGGCAGTAAAGTCGCAGACTTTGGCAAGAAAGCGGGATTGGCATTCGCGGCGGCAGGTGCGGCGGCGGCGGCATACGCTGGCAAGCTTTTGGTTGATGGTGTCAAGGCGGCAATCGAGGACGAAAAGGCACAGACCGCTTTAGCTACTAGCCTTCGCAATGTCGCAGGCGCAAGCGATGAAGTCGTCGCCAATGTTGAGAAATACATATCAAAGACGGCTGTGGCAGTCGGTGTCACTGATGATCAATTGCGTCCAAGCTTTGATCGGTTAGTGAGAAGTACAAAATCAGTTGAGGAAGCGCAAAGACTTCAGGCACTTGCTTTAGATATTGCGGCGGGAAGCGGCAAATCTCTCGAATCGGTCAGCGCGGCTTTGGCTCGCGGCTTCGATGGTAATACTGCGGCGCTTGGTCGCTTGGGCGTAGGACTATCAGCCGCCGAATTGAAATCGATGACTTTTGATGAAGTCACAAAACAACTTGCAACAACTTTTGGCGGTCAAGCCACAGAGCAGGCTGAGACATTCTCAGGCAAGATGGAACGATTAGGCATTGCATTCGATGAAGCGAAAGAGACTGTGGGATCATTCGTACTTGATGCCATCACGCCATTAATTACCAATTTTGTTGATAAAGGCATACCCGCGATCCAGGATTTCGCAGACAAAATTGGCAATCAATTGTCGCCTGTCTTCACAGATTTATTTATTTTTATTCGCGAAGAAGCATTGCCAGCATTGCAGAGGTGGTATCAATTCCTGGTCAATGTGGTCATACCTGCAATCATCAAGACCGTCACACCGGTCATTCAAGGCATATTCTCAGCATTCAACAAAGTCAAGACTGCAATTGATCAGAATTATGAATCACTGAAGCCATTGATTGACGGCTTCAAAACTTTTGTGAAATTCCTTGTCTCAGATGTCTTGCCAATTGTCGGCAAGGGATTAGGCACGGCATTCTCAGCTTTAGGATCAATCATCGCGGGGCTGGTCAAAGGATTTGCGGCAGTCGCCGATGCAATTGGCGATGTGGTCAGTGGCGTTAAATCTTTGATCAATTTAGTCACGGGCAATCCTGTCGTGAAAGGCATTAGCAATCTGATTTCATCGGCTTTTGGTGGCGGTCGAGCTGAAGGCGGATCAGTCAAAGCTGGTACTTCGTATGTCGTAGGTGAGCGCGGCGCTGAGATGTTCGTGCCAAAGACTGACGGTGTGATCGTGCCAAATAACAAGCTTGGTGGCGGTGGTGTGGTCAATAATTTCAATATTAATGTGACGGGCGCTCTTGATCAGGAAGGCGTTGCGCGTCAGATTGTGGATATTCTCAACAATAGCTTTTATCGCGGCACAATCGGAGCGGGTGGCTTGGTGTCAGCATGACGGCTTATACGCCCGAATGGAAGGTCTTAATCGAAGGCGTGGAATACCAAAACATCACGCTGACCAATCTGACAATTTCATCAGGTCGCACAAATATTTATGAGCAAGCTGTGGCGGGTTATTGCAATCTGCAACTGATCAAGCTTGACAATACAACGACCACCCTTGACATCAATGACGGTCTGACCGTACAAATCAAGGATTCAACGGGCGCTTATGTCAATATTTTTGGCGGCTTTATTGCCGAATATGCCACTGAAATCACATCAGTGGGTACGGTGGGCGATGCTCAGACCATCAGCATTATTGCTCTTGGGGCTTTGGCTCGATTGCCACGATCCTTGACTGAAGGCGTACTCAGTACGGATTTTGATGGCAATCAGATATACACGATCCTGGAACAAGTGTTATTCGGTCAATGGAATGATGTGCCCGCCGCGCTAACTTGGGCGGCTTATGATCCCACTGAGACTTGGGCTAATGCCCTGAACACAGGCTTGGGCGAGATTGACCGTCCAGGCGATTATGAGCTGGCAAATCGATCTGCCAGCACGACCGATATTTATTCACTTGTTGCGGCGCTGGCGACATCGGGGCTTGGGTATATCTATGAAGACGCATCAGGTCGCATCGGTTATGCCGACTCGACTCATCGAAGCCAGTATCTCGCGGCTAACGGATATGTGGATTTATCGGCTAATACTGACGCTTTGGCGCGTGGCTTGAAGACCGCAGTGCGCGGCGGCGATGTTCGAAATTCGATCACGATTACATACAAAAACGGTCAGCAACACAGTGCTGAGGACGCAACATCAATTCGCACATACGGCAAATTGGCGCAGAACATATCGACATCGCTTGAGAATGGTGCAGACGCTACAAGTCAAGCGCAATTCTATTTGACGCTGAGAGCCTATCCGCAAGCGATATTTGATTCGGTCAGCTTTAACCTGGCAAATGATTTGATTAGTAATAACGACCGAGATTCATTGATTAATGTCTTCATGGGTATGCCTGTCAATATTACGGGTCTGCCGATAAACATGGGATCAAACTTTCAGGGCTTTGTTGAGGGCTGGACTTGGACGGCTGGCGTTAAATCGGTGACGCTGAAATTAAATGTCTCTCCAATCTCATTCTCGCTTCAGGCATTCCGATGGAATTCCGTGCCTGTCACCGAGTATTGGAACACCTTATCCCCTACACTGACATGGCTAGATGCCACAATCGTGGCGTAAAGGAGAATAAATATGGCGACCACGACCACGAATTTTGGGTGGGATATTCCACAATCGACTGATTTAGTCAAAGACGGTGCGACCGCAATTGCAACACTTGGTCAGGACATCGATACAGCTTTGGTCGATCTCAAAGGCGGCACGACCGGTCAAATTTTGGCTAAAAATTCAAATACTGATCTTGATTACACCTGGATAAACAATGATCAAGGAGACATCACGGCTGTGACTGTCACATCGCCTATTACAGGCGGTGGCACATCGGGATCAGTCGGCATTGCTTATGACTACGCGGCAGGATCAAAATTAACACTTAATGCTCAGACTGCTTCTTATACTGTGGTATTGGCTGACGCAGATCAAAAGCTTGTAACGATGAGCGTTGCATCAGCTAACGATTTCTTAATTCCTACGAATGCGAGCGTGGCATTCGCAATTGGCACTGTCATCAATGTAATTCAAATCGGCGCAGGACAGACAACAATCAAGGCTGTTTCATCGGGTACGACAACGATTCTCTCTACGGGTGGAACGGCGGCACAACCTAAATTGCGCGCACAATATTCAGCCGCATCTTGCGTCAAAGTCGCCACTGATTCCTGGTATGTGATTGGCGATATTGCATGACAATTCTTGGAATTATTGCGGCACAAAATTATCCGCGCACTAGATTATTTGATGTCTTAGTTATTGCAGGTGGTGGATCAGGCGGCACAGCATTCAGTGGTGGTGGCGGTGGTGCGGGCGGTCTATGCCAGCAAGACAACAGGACACTAAACGGCGGCACAACTTACACCGTGACAATTGGTGGCGGCGGTGCGCGCACAACTACCGATGGAACAACTGACGGGAGTGATTCCGTATTTGACACCATAACCGCAAAAGGCGGCGGTGGTGGTGGATATAACGCCGCGTCAAATGGTCGCAGTGGTGGTTCAGGTGGCGGTGGGCGATTCAGTGCAACAGCAGGCGGTTCTGCCACACAAGGTAATAGCGGCGGTGCAACGGGTTATGGGAACTCAGGTGGCTTTTATTCAAACACTTCTCCATCAGGTAATGCACCTTCAAGCGGCGGTGGCGGCGCTGGCGCTGTCGGTGGTTCGCCAACTGCCACAAGTGATAATGGTGCGACAGGTGGAGCAGGTAAAGACACTTGGTCTTCTTGGGCAACTGCAACATCGACAGGTGTGAGTGGGTATTACGCGGGCGGCGGTGGTGGTGGTGTTTATTATGGCGGGTCTTCAGGTGCTGGCGGTGCTGGTGGCGGTGGAGCAGGCGCTCCATCGAGTTCAGGACAAGGCGTTGCAGGAACGGCAAATACGGGTAGCGGCGGTGGTGGCTCTCGTGGTTACGATGGTGGTTCTTATGGCGGCAACGGTGGATCAGGAATTGTTATCTTAAGAACAAGCGGAACATATACAGCAAGTGCGACAACGGGAAGTCCGACAAGGACTGAAAGCGGCGGTTACACTTATTATGTATGGACAGGCGATGGGAGTATCAAAGTCTGATGGCACACTTCGCAAAGTTAAATCAAAACAATGAAGTAATTGCGGTTCATTGCGTAAATAACGATGTATTGGATATTGACGATGAAGAAGCATCAGGAATTGCTTTTTTAACAGCATTACATCAACATGATTTGTGGAAGCAGACTTCATACAACAATAAATTTCGCAAGCAATTTGCTGGCGTGACTTACAAGTATGATCCAATCAATGATGTATTTATCGCGCCGCAACCTTATCCGTCATGGTTGTTAGACGATAATTTCGATTGGCAAGCGCCCAAGCCGAAACCTAAAGACGGTCATTATTATTGGAATGAAAGTGAAGGTGATTGGCTTGAGTTTATATCCTGAAGCCACAGCTCAACGCTTATGCGAAGTGGCATTAGCTGAAGTGGGCTATATCGAGACACCTGACAACATCACAAAATACGGTGAATTTACAAAAGCCAATGGGCTGGCTTGGTGCGGATCATTCGTCAATTGGTGCGCTCATCAAGCTGGCGTGAAATTGCCATCAATGGTAAGCACTGCAATGGGAGCGGCTCGAATGAAAGATGTCGGTCGCTGGCATACAGAGAATCCACTGCCAGGTGATCTTGTATTTTTTGACTTCCCGCATGATGGCGTGGATCGCATCAGTCATATCGGAATTGTCGTTGCAGTCCAGGACGGCGCAATCATTACTGTCGAGGGTAATACCGCACCTGCGGGCGGGAATCAAAGAAATGGCGGCATGGTCATGATCAAGACACGCTCGCTTGGGGCAGGCTCGCCCGTAGTCGGTTTCTCCCGTCCTAAGTACGCACCATCAAAGCTTGAGTATCCTGAAGTCAAGGCGAGCGAGGAAGCCGCGAGCAAAGTCAAGAAGAAAGGCAAAAAAAAATGATTCAGGCAAAGGCACTTCTCGCGTCTTGGGCGCGTTCATTCCTTGCGGCTGGATTGGCTGTGTATCTTGCTGGCGTAACCGAGCCGAAGGCGATTGCAATGGCAGGCGTAAGCGCCGTTGCACCCGTGATCTTGCGATGGCTAAATCCCAACGATTCCGCATTCGGGCGCTCAAAGGAATAATTGCAGGGCTTCTTGCGCTAGGGGTATCAAGCTGTGGTTACGATGGGTGGGTCAGATACCCCTGCCAAGAGTTCGAGAATTGGTACGCCAATGAATGCCAGCCGCCGCAATGCAAAGTCACGGGAGTCTGTGCTTCAGACTTGGTTGGCGACATCGTTGAACGCTCGAAGCCCTAAATACCAGCGCCGCCTTACCCCTGAAGACATACACGCTCGACTGATCCTGATCATTGGATCAGTCCTCGCTTTTGTATTTCTGATTATTAGCTTCGGCATTACTTACGCATTGATATTTGTGACGCAACCTATTGGCGCGCAAGCTCCTAATGACGCGGCATTCATTGATCTTCTCAAGACGCTGGCGATATTTCTGACCGGTGCGCTTGGTGGCGTACTTGCAGGTAATGGCTTAAAGTCTAAGCCAAAGCTAGGCGACACGCCGAAATCTGAACGGGATTCTTGATTCTGTCAGAGCTGTGCTTCACACTGATACAAGAGCGACCGAATGTGTCGCTCGATCAGGAGCAAGACAATGGAAGAAATCAATATGAGCATCACAGGCATTCTGACCTGCCTGGCGTTGATGGCTTTAGCGTATATGGTCGGATTTAGCAAGGGTCATGAAGATGGGTGGGGCGAAGGCTATGCACGCGGCTTTACGCGCGGCAAGACTCGCGGATCATCACAGGTTGGAGCTGATGAATAATGGCATTCAACCTTGACAATTATGAAGATGTAAATGCCAGGATCAAGAGATTCCGATCCGAATTCCCGACAGGTCGCCTGGAATGCTACATCGAAGACATTGACATCAAAGGTGGATATATCTTGGTCAAAGCTTTGGCTTTTAGAAATTATGAGGACGAGAAGCCAGCCGCTACCGATTACGCTTATGAAGTACGCGATTCATCAAAGATCAATGCAAATTGGTGGGTCGAGAATTGCGTGACATCAGCATACGGTCGCGTGATTGGCGCTTTAACGCCTTCCGAAGCCCGTCCGACCCGTCAGGATATGGAGCGGGTACAAAGAATCGAAGACGACCACAAAAGCCGCCAGGACGCGGCACACGGGCTTTTAACGGCATACG